GGCATCTTGCAACATCTTTACATGCTGCATCGTGTTCAATTCCAATTTCATTATGATAAAGTACAGCTAATTCTTTATAATATAATATATAATTTTGAGCAGTAAGTCTATCATTTGCCCTATGCATGCAGAACATTTTGTTACTTAATGTACGTCCTGCATAAACAAGATGTGGAAATTTAGTTAATGCTTTTTGTATTAATTCAGTTACTTGACTTGGTTCAACATCATCAAATTCAATGCATACTAACCCATTAGGTTCCATATTATGTATACTTCTTGGTTTACGTCTGTCATATATTTCTTGTGTTTCTTCATCAACACACATTTCAGTTTTTACAGTACCAGCCCAAGTATATCCTGGCATTCGCATCTTAATATCATTATATTCAATTGAACCATGTGAGTGTGTACGTGCTTTAAGTGTAACGTCTTTGATATTGTTACCATACTTAAAGTTTTTGAATATCCAGTCTAGTTTGAATGAACAAAGGATTTCTCCTAAATATCTGTCTTCTTTTAATGGTCTTGATAATGGTTTTTGTTGTAAGTTTCCTTCTTTGTCTGTATACTCATTATACAAGTATACAGTTGTTTTCATTTTACAGAAATCATCTAAAAAATTATAAATCACTTTTCATATTTACATATATTTTTATCTACCTTTTGTAATTCTTTTGTTATATTAGTATTCCAATGTTTCTTTATATTATTAAAATAATCTTCAGCAGTAACATATTTCTTATGTACTTCATGTTTATTAGAATATGGATCTCCATATACAAATTCTAATACATATACAAATACATGAAAAAATCTGTTATAAATATTAAGTGGCATCTTTGCTGCATCAACATAAGGTATCAATAACATATCATGACATAATCCTAATATAGCACAATATGTATAATCATCGTTACCAGACATATTAATAGCCATGTTACTTGCATCCATAACTTGTTGTGTTAATGGTAACCAACACGCAGTTTCACTATAACCTTTAAATAATCCTTTTCTTTCTTTCATACTTTATAATATTTAATATTGTTTATTGTTTTACTTGTCATAAGTCTTCCAGTTCGCAATTCCATTAATTGCCATTCATTTAATTCTTCTTTTGTCTTCCACATAGTTCTTTATTTATTTATATTTTTATATTCTATTAATGTCTTTCCATAATATATTACTACCATCAACGATTCCAACAGTAAACACTTTGCCTTCAACATCAGTCAATACATTGTTATGTTCTATTGCCCATTTTACAGATGCAGGTGCAATACCTAATTTCATTGCAACCCGATTAGTAGAAGTAAAATATAACATATCTCCATCATTGTATCTAATTGCTACTAAGTTGTTGTTTTGTTTTCTTCTCATAGTTTCAAATTTTATATTTTTATATTTAATATAGTTAATAATAGTACTTCTAAAAACGAAAAGTACAAAAAATAGGAATTATTTTCTTAATAATCCCTAATTTATACATTGTATAAATAATTATATTATTTCTTTTTCCTTATGAATCTAATCGTTATTTGCAAGTCATCTAACGGCTTTTCTTTGTCTTTCAATACAATATTAGTAATGAAGTCGTTTCCCTTCTTAGTCATATGAATAGTGTGCTTAATACCGTCTATCATATTAATCTCAATTATTTTTCCATGATTTGTCACTCCATCAATATCTACATATATTGACTTGATGCATTCTCTGATGATTCGCTGTTTCTGTTCATCATTCATTTCATCAATGTCTTCAATAGTGTTTGCTTTAAGTGCATCAAGTTGAGATTCATACTGCTTTGTGTTCTCACTGCACTTAATCATCATGTCATCTAATTCTCTCAGCTTGTCTTGTTGCTCTTCAATTAATCTGTCACCTTGTTCTTCGCTCATCTTGCCTTTTACGACACGTTCATTTATACGCTCGATAGTTGCTTCTACTTCTTGATGCTCTATAATGCAGTTCTGTTGTCTTTGATTGTTGAACATCATCTGTTTCAAGATGCTATCTATCATTTTAATCCTTTCTGGCCCACTTGCTCTCTGTTTGTATAGTTTCGTAAAATATATTGCTAAACTATCAATGTAGCTCATATTAATCATTGTTCCTGAATTTGTCTTTTCATCCCATGCTCTGTATTGTACTGCATGTTTAGCTGGAGACATCAGCATACCATTTCTCTTTAAGTGTATAATTCCTTGCAGATAGTATATTTCCGAAACTCTTGTCTTGTATTTGTTTTTAGATTCTGCTCGCGCACGTACCTTATAATATAATTCCTGTGATATGATAGCAGGATAGTCATATGTTTCTTGCTTAATTCCTGCATATTCGCTTCTTCTAATCATTCTTCTAAGCATTACGCAAGCAGTAGCATAATCATCATATCTTAACTGTCCCCTATCCATCAGGTCTTTAGCTATCGACCTTATAGACTCATTCTGTGTATATCTCTCGAATATCTCTATAACAGTAGGTCTTTCATTTTCATTTATGTACAATTTATCTGTTTCTTCATCCCAAGAATAACCAAACAATACATTACCACCTATATATTTGCCTTTTTCTCTCTTTGCTATACGACCGCGCATCATTCGTTCTTTCTTAATCATCATTTCAGATTCTGATAATGCACCGAATAAGCTGAATAGTATAGATGCTGTCTGAGACATCTTACCATCAGGATCTAATAACCGCATATATGGCTTCATACATATTAAGTTGACGCCATGTTCAATAAGATAGTCACGTACAGAATATAATACAGTTGGTCTTCTTGCAAGTCGAGAGATTTCGTATATTATAACACAATCAATATCATCATTCTCAATTGTGTCTTTAAGTTTCTGTATACCTATACGTTCATCTTCATCTAACTTGATTGCAGATTCTTTCTGCTCAATCAATACAATGTCTTCATAACCATTACGCTTAGCCTCAGCATAAAGTTCATCATTCTGCTGAGTTAAATCCTGTCCTAATGTCGAAACTCTTGAAAATAAAATAACTTTGTTCATAACTTAAACATTTGATTATGATACAAAATTATATATTATATTTTAATTAAAACAAGATTTTACATACTTTAACTCGTGTTACTTTTATGGAAATGAAAGTACAATGTCGTTTCCATATTTGTTACACGATAAAAATCATTCCTCTAGCATCATCTTATTTCTCAGCATATAGTTTTATAATCTAAGCACTTCGAGGATGCTAGAGGAACATCTAGATATCCAGATTCATCTTCTAGCTATATTTATGTCAAGTCAATATCTGTTTCAAACTCAAACTTATATTTTGGTTCAGCAAAACAAATCTCATAATGATGCATATCTTTATATAATGAATCCATTTGGTCTTCATCGACTTCTGCATAATTGATTTGTTGTGAAGCCAACCAAGCAGCAGCAATTATCATGTAAAGTGGACAGTCAACAAATACTTCTGCATCACTCTCATTAATTTCTTCATACAGTTTGTCATCAAATTTTCTTGTTTCAAACAATTCGTAGTCTTCTTTAGAAATTAATGCTTTTAAGTTGTCGAAGAAATAATCTTTAGCCCATTCTTCACTGTCATAAATTAGCTCAGTTGTATCTAAGTTCTCAATACTGAACTTGTTTAATGCTTCTAATAATGTCATATAACTTAATGTTTAGCAACAGTCAACAAAATCGGGTTCTTCTGATGAATTATAGTATTCATATTCTTTTTCATCTTCTTGTGTCTCGATGACAAAATAATTAATACTATCGAAGTCATCACGTTCTTTAATGAACTGTTTAGCAGAGTCCATGTCATCAGTCTCTAACTCAAAGTCTTCACTACGTTCATCATCAGGGTCATACTTGAAATGAACAGTTACATCATATTTCTTCATAACTTATATATTTATTTATGTAATTACGTCCATTAAAACGTTGCAAAGATACAAATAATAATTGATAAAAACAAAAAAAGACCAGAAAAATCTGGTCTAATTTAAATTTATTCTTATAAGTGTAAGTACATTTAATCAGTCAGTCCATTTAAGATAATATGCAAGTTCATCACCTTTAAGATTATCCATGCAGTACTGGTCAACTCTATAATATAAATTTGTATATACCTTCGATAGCTCTTTGTTGGTATCATAGTGTGCAATTGAATTATTGCTCATTACTATTGCAAGTTCCGTGAGGTAGATATAATTGGTCTTCCAGTTCTTGAATGCATTTTCAAAGGTGTCTTTGACTGCATCAATACCAAATTCTTCTGCAATACGAAAATCCATAAAGAAAGTCGTCTGCATTTCGTAGCCGTTAGGTAATGTCATAATGATTCTTTCATCTGTTCAAGTTCTGCAATCTGTCTGTCTATCTCTTCAATCTGATGCTGTCGGAAGTTATCGACGAACTCCTGCGCAAACTTGATGACTTCTTTCGCATCATCAATAGTTGCATGTCTCTTGTCAAATACTTCCTTAACTCTGTTCAGTACACTGTTCTTAATGCGGGCATCCTCTTTCATTCGTGCGATGTCCTGATAGAACTGAATCTTTGACACCTTCTGTTGCAATGTCATAGCATCAAACTTCTTACGTTGGTTCTTTGGCACAATACCAATGTTGTCTTCAACTACAGCAGCCATTGTCTCCTCATCCATGATAGGTTCAAGCACGATGTTCTCAGTCTCATTGTTGTTCTTTTTCATAATTGTAAAATTTAAAAAGTTTGTAATTCTGTTTTGTCATTTAAACATTGCAAAATTACAAACTTAAATTAAGATTTATTCACATTATGTAAGATATTTTCACAGTATGATGAAAATTTAATTTATGTTTACACATTGCATAATGTATTAACAAACTGTTACATATTTATGCGAATTTATAGAAGAAACACATAAATCTTGAACCATCCCAAATTGCATCCATTCTTGTATATTTAGGAATTGTTATTTGTGCAAAACTACCTGAAGATTCAGAATATCCTTCATTTCTATAAACTCTATATGCAATTGCATCTGCACCAGATCCTGCACCATCTACAATTTGATCTGAACTAGTTAAATTGTAAATTCTATAATAGTCACCTGATAAGAATCCGCCTGTTCTGTTGAATTCCCAGTGATAATTTAACGCAGTTTCAATATAATAGTCTCCTAAAGTAAATAAACGTTCAAATGTTGAAAGATGTCTAGTATATCTTTTAACATGAACACCACCACCGTCAATTAATAGCTTTGATGTTGTATCTACACCACCATAAGAAATTTCAGTTTCATTTACTCCAGTGTAGAAATAATCATCTAATCCCATATTATAAGCAATACCAAAACCATTATTTGTAAATAATACATGTGCATGTCTTGTATTAGGTGAATATTCAAAACAATAATGTACTAAGAATCTATCTTCATATGTATCAAATTGTAAACCTGTTATTTGCCAGTCATAAGATATGAATAATTCACCTGTATAATCTGAGTTCCAAGAACCGCCACCGCAAGAACTATTAAACCATCCGTGACTATCTAATGATGAACTAGTTGTTGCTGCTGAATTACCTATTTTAACATAGTTGTAACCATTATAGTAATAAAGTGAAGGAGATAAATATACACGAACATTTGTTCCATCAAATTCTCCAATACCACCATTACCCCAATATTTAGTCAAGTAACAATAACTTGCAACACCAGTAACTGATACAGTACCAGCATTCCAATTACCAATAGATATTTTGTCAGTTGTCCCAGATGTAATTCCATATCTTGCCCATGTATCAGTAGTTTTATGATAATAAGCATTTAAGAACTCAGTCTTTGTTCTCATAGATTCATTGCCTATGTTAAGTCTTACATTACCATTATCATCAACAAACTGGAACGCAGAACCATTTCCTTTTACATTCAAGTTGCCAATTACATCTGTGTTTTCTCCTTGTAATGTAATACGGCCATTTTCAATATCAATACCTGTTCTTTGTAATTGTTCAGCTGTTACACCATCTGTTTCAATTACAGACAATGATATTTTTTCTGCTGTTTGTTCAATTGTTGACATTGTAGGCTTATATATTATTGGTTCACTTACTGCACCAAGTGCATTATTTACGTCAACATATGTACCAAAACTTTGATTCATCAATATTGTATATCTTGAACCACCTCTAGCATATATAATGAAATATCTATTTGTTCCGTTCCATTCTGGTATTCCATTTTGAGAAGCAACACCAATTACTTTACCAGTAGAATATGTTAAAGTATATTCATTTACATATATATTGAATGGGTTGTTGCCACCATTAGAATCTGTAATACCAGTAAAGTTGAACATAAGATCGAATCCATAACCATAATCAACGTCACCAATTTCACCTAAGCTTTGTTTTCCATAACTTGGCTTACCCCAATAAGTATCATTACTTTGAAGATGACGTTCTACCTGTACTATATATTCATGTTTTTCTGTATATATAGAAGTAGTTGGGATAACTCTTATAGGATAATATCTATCTTCTCTATAACTAGTTAAGTCAATTGTTGTATCATATATTCCAGACTCGCCACTTTTTAGTCTATCACTTGATTTACCATAACTTCTTGTAACTTCACTTCTTATCATACCAGCAGTTTGGTCTATCTTACTGTTTAAGTTCTCAACAGTTGTTCCTAATGCACCATTAGATACATATTCTGATGTAACCCAAGTTTTAATATTAGTAGCAGTCTCTGTAATTAAAGATGTATTGTCATTGATTGCAGTCTGTAAGTTGTCACGAACTCCATTTGTATATGTCTTTGATGCTGAAACCGCACTAACTATTGCATTTTGCATAACCTTCATAACAGCACCACTTTGTAATGAAACATATACAGTACGTGTGTCAAGTACTACATCTGTTAAACCACGACCATCTACTAACTCAATTTCAAACATAACTGGGTTCTTGTCACGGTGGTCAGTATAGTTATGTATATAGTCACGATAGTTTGTATTGTTTGGCCACAAAGTAGCAAGATAGTTGTCTGCTTGGAATGACCCATGTATGTGATCATTACTATATGTCCATGTTATGTTGTTTGTCTGAAATTCACTTAATACAGAACCACTTGCACTGTCAGCTAATGTTGGTTGATAATATACATGTGCTCTTAAGAACAATCCTGAAGTTGAACCAAACTCAACATTTGAAATTTCTCCTTGCTTATAATGACCAACAGCATATTGTAAGTCAACATAAAGATTTACTTTCTGTTTGTTTGGTGTATCGAATCCACCTGTTTGGTCAAATCTGTTCAATATTGTTGCATAAGCAACTTCTTTTTCAGGAATAAGACACCAGCTATCGGTTTTCCAATAGTCTTTTTCATCATATATTATTTCGATTTCGTCTATTACATTTGCATTAGCATTAATTCCTTTTACTAACTTACAGACTATTTTCATTACAAGCTTAGTATTTCCTTGTACTTCAACTGCATTTGGAGCAGCAATACTTGACAAATCTCCAAAGTTTGCATCTCCACTGTAGATTCTTGGTACATTATAGTTCAATATACCATTCTTATCATAATAATATATGAAAATTGAATAACCATCAGGAATAGCATTATATGTAACAGTCTTCTTGAAATTAGGATTATCATCCATTTCATGAGTTGTACTGTTCTCGATGAACTCCCTATCATCTATTGATGTTATACTCAAACCAAATGTACTTGGTGCAGTTGTTCTTGTACCATCTTCGTTCATTGTACTTATGATAGGAGCAGATGTATAATTCAATTTCATCCACTTGTCAGCTGCGGTAAGGTCACCGATGTTTGAGAATGTAATGTCACCTGTGAATCTTGCACCATTAGCATCAAAATATGACCCACGATGAGTTTCTAACTTGAAGTCATTTATGCCTTGATAGTGAGCATATGATGGAGCTTGCAATGCAGGGTCTGGTGAATTGTAGGCAGATATGATGATAGCTGCTTGTCTCTTTTTCTGATCATCAGTCAATGTCTGTCCAGCTTCAGAATGCCAACCTAATTGTATCAAGTTGTCGCCTGCTTCTGGATATCCTACACAGTTTTCAGCTTTTACAGTACCATTAAGTCTAATACCATGACAAAGATGCCAGTCAACATCTTGTGCACATACTACTGTAATTACTGAAATAGGGTTGTTTGCTTCACTTAAGTCAAGTTCAAATACATAATGTCCGTTCTCTTTTACATATACAATTTTACCATCTTGTTCCACATGCTTTGCTTCTACATTAGGGAAGTACATAAATGTATCATCTGCAAACGTAACAGTTATGTTCATTTGTGTAGCAGGAATTAATGTACTTGATGTTTCTTGTTCAAATGTAAATTTCAACTTATCTGTCATTCTGTTCTTATTGTCGCCTGTTGGAGTAATCTTAAGACCAAACAACTTGTTTGAAGTACGCATTTCCCCCATTAAAGCAAAACCAGTTGAAGGTTCGCCCCCATCCCAAGATACACCACTTACTGGCACACCGTCTATTGTCTGTACGGCACAGTCCCATTCAATTTGGTTAGCATGTGTATTGTTGTTTTCTGTCCATGTTGTGTCCCACATACCAACATATATACTGTTATATGTTGTCTGGGTTTGTGTAGATGTTGTCTCACCTGTCTTTAAGTTAATGTACTTATCTTCTAATCTGTTGTTCACAAGCATCCAATAATACTTATTAGTAACATTATTGTTTGTACCTACTGCTGCATTATTGAATGACTGGCAGATTGCTTGGTCATTTACTATCCATTCATTGTTTACTGCTCTACCGTATGGGTCTGAGCCTCTCCAATAGATATCATAATAATCTGCTGTACTGTATTGGTCTGGATCTGTAATCAAATTATCGTTTTTATAATATTGTACATAGTCTACAATACAAGAAGTAGGTGTCAATATCAACTGACCACCAACTGAACGGATCTTATCTATTATAAGTTCAAAGAAATGAGCAGTTCCTGTAACAGTCAAGTCTTTTGTCGTGATGTTGCCTGCAATAAGTTCTTCTATTGTTGCTTTCAATGTGCTTAAGTTCTTCAAGTCTAATGAGTCAGCTGTTATGCAGTCAACTGCTAAGTTCGCAATATGACCGTTATAGAATTCTAAGTCATTTCCTTGTAGTTTGTATATGTTACCATCATTAGCAGTAACATATATGAAGTTAGCATCATTTGATGACAAAGAAGTAGTAGTAAGGTGCTTGATGTTTCCTAATGAAGCGTTTATACTGTTTACATACAAATTTGATGGTACGTTTGACTGACCACCAAACATATATGTCTTACCGCCACCACCGCCACCATTCTTATCATGTGCAACTGGATATGTTTGTACATCTATCATAGATTTTTTCCTGATATTTTTGTCTTATTTATGTCTTAATATATATAAAATAGTAATAGGCGTAACCAAGTTACGCCTATCTAAATGAAGAATTTATTTTAACTTATTCTGACCATATAGGTGTATAGTCTGCCATTTCTCTTAAATGTACATCTATTTCTCTTTTACCAAGATCCCAGTCAAATTCCATCAATGAAGCATTCTCAATAGGATTTGGCATACCGTATGATAAATCTCCTGAACACCATCCCATAGCCATCTTATAACCTATGTCATCTGCTGCACTGTTTCCTGTTACAAATACAGTATCTTTTACTTTTGTTTCTAATATTCTCATTGGACTATTGTATTGTGTATAGAAATAGTCAACATACATTTCTTCAGGCTTAACTAAACCATCAGTTCCATAAGACCAGCCTAAGAATGGAACATCCTCGTCTGTTACATACGAATTTGATGTCTGATATTTGATGCCTTTTTGCTGGCATTCTTCCATTGTCAATGCAGAACAAATCTTGATTTCATCTTCAAGTTTCTCTATATATGATGGAAAAGTATTTGAATAATATACCAAATCATTGTCTGCTGTTGTCATCTTCTGGTCAATTTTAGCTGCATCAGTCTTGACTTCAATTTTTAAATCTGAAACCATTATACTGTCTACAAATTCCAAAATCCAGAACATATGATCATTCCAAGATGTATGTCTCCAGAATGATGGGTGTACTCTTTCTATTCTATTGAACTGAGCAGAATCAAATTCTTGTATGTTATATGGTCTAACAATACTAAATTCTACTTTACCATTCAATTTGTCAGACAAACGAATTGGAATTGCAGTACCTTCGCCTTCTATCTTCAAATTCTCTTCAAAGTTCTTAGATATCTTAAATTCATGACCAACAAAATGGTCATCAATTTGTGGGTTGAAACCAATACTAAATACTGGTTCCATTCCCATTGACCCCCATTGATTATCTGTTAACCATACAATATTTCCTTTTACATTTTCTTCAGGCTTAATATTGATGAAGTATGTAGTTATTTCATATTCAGTCAAAGGTCTCATTAACTCAACAGCCCATTTGTTGCCTATCTTCAATGAACATACTAATATAGGAAGTTTGTTAATTTCGTCATTTTCTTCACCATAGCCAGACCATGCATATTTGCAAATCTCATTGTTTTTGTTTCCTAAGAATCCTAAAATTCCTTCTGTTGACTTCAATGAATAAATTCCCGAACGTGGGTCTGAACAACTCCACCATTTCTGTGTGTAATATTCTCCACGGTCATCATTAGATGGAACATTTCTACCAAGCATTGCCATCTTAAATATCCAGTTATCACCCATAGCGTTCAACATATTTTTGGTATCTGAAAATGTATTGGTTGATGCATTATATAATCTACAATACCAAGGGTCATCATGCCATCCACCTGGGAATCCAGTATCCCAGTCCCAGTTTAGACCAGTCTTCATCTGAAGTGGATTCAATATTATCTTACCACTAATCAATATGTAATTTGTGATACTATCATCAGGTGGTGTCAAGTTCTTAGATTCCAAACCTACATATTTGCATATATAGCTATTTAAGCTTGCAGGAAATATACTTTGATAGTTCAAATAGTGACCTGATTCTCTATGGTCATTATGTCCTTGAATTGAAACAACAAAATAGTCTGTCATCTTTGGCGCATCTTGTCCAGACTGATTGTTTGCTTTGATGTCATTACCCTTACCAAATGCAATGAACGCACCCTTTCCTGGGTTGTTCTTAAGCCAAGTCAACACATCGCTTTGGTCACCTGTCATTGCAACTGCATTTGTACTATCTGTTCTTTCAGAACCATCCATTGCAGTTATGTAACTGTTTGAACCAAAAGACCATTGGTCATTTCTCTTAACATAGACATAATGTTCTGTTCTACGTCCGTTTGTATTAGAAGTATGTTCTTTACCATTATCTGAATTACAAAGTTCTCTTAATGCATCAAGTTCCCCCATGCCTTGTCCTGAAACAGCAAGTTCAGTCATATATTTTTGATAGTTGTAATAGTCTGAACGTAAGAAGTCATCATCAATCAAAGATACGTCGTCATCATTTGGCTCAATATCACACTGTAATGTTACTTGACTATATACATCATCTGTTGAAAGTGCAGTACTGTCATCAGTTGCTTTATGCTGTAAGTCAAGGCCACATGATATAAGTTTTGGATTATATATAGTAGTTACATGAGCATAACCGTCTATTGGATTATAATATGCCAAATATCCGTTGAACTTACATATTGTTTCCAATATCTCATATAATGTCATCCAGTCATCTCGGTCATCTCCAAAGAAAACAGACATATTTACTCTTTCATTATTGCCCGGATAGTTAGGCAGCATTCCACTAACTGTAGTATCATCATACCAGAACTGGTCAGATGCCAATGTCATATCTCCTTTATCGAATATTCTCATTAACAATTGTCCTATATATGGTACTCCATCAATGTTATACTGATCTTGTCCGTCTGATAAACAGTCTACTTTTAAGTCATTTAATGCTCCCATTGGGTCAGTAGCATGTATAGTATATGTCTCATAGTTATGTGCCATGCCTTGACTGAATGTAAGTGGATCCATGAATCCTTCAAATAATGTACATATATGTTGTGCTGCACTGCCACCTTCACTACTAACAAGCTCAACTTTTACAGGAATTGTTCTGTTGGTGTCAGCAATAAGCATTTGTGACATATCCATTTTTGTTACCAATGATATTGTACATTGTCTTATCAATATTCTCTGTTGTAAATCATCGCGAGTACAAGTAATATGTACAGGATCTACATCAAAGCAAACTTGTTTATATGAATTAAATTCTATTGCGTCAGGAGCAACAATAGGTGTCCAATCTTCACCATCTCTACCTATTGTTACTTTATATTCTTTTGTATTGTCTCTATTCTTAAATGTACCTGTAAATCTCATGTTGATTTAGTTATATTTTTAGAATCTTATGCTATTTCCTGCTTTCGCCATTACTTTACTTGCATTTCTTTGTACAAGCATCAAGTCTGTACCACGAACGACACCTTGTACTGTTACATTAGTTCCACCTGCTTTTGGCATTGCAGCTTCATCGAGCATATTGTTTACGTTTCTCTGTTGTCTTTGGTTCAATATCAATTCACCTGAATTTACTCTTGCTAACAATTTGTCACCTGTGTATGAATTTCCACCTACGACACCACCATCAGCGAATGCTCCAACAGCAGATAATATAGATGCGAATGTTGAAACAATTGTAGCTACGATAGATGCAATAGCTGCAATGTTTGCTGGGAAAGGCATTGCTGCCGCACTAGCTGTACCACTAGCCATTGCTTCTGCTTGTTTTGCTCCAATTAAAGATATGATCTGTGGTATTACCTGAGCAACCATGTCTGCAATTGAACCAACTACTTGCATTGCAGCAGCAGCGGATTCATCACCAGCAGCACTAAATGCTTGTCCTAATGCACCAAAAGCAGAACTTGTACTTGAAGCAACAGAAGCAGCAGTATCTAATTTCTCTTTTTGTTTATCTAATTTCTTAACAAAGTCATCAACTGAAGACCCGGTAGATTCTGTCATCTGTATACTGAGTCCGTTTAATGCATCTTTGTATTCTTTTATCTTTTCTATGTATTTATCCCATATTTCTGTTTTCTGGTCTGGAGTCATAGCAGACCAGTCAATTTCCTTCATTCTGTTTTCAAGAGTAGAAATTGCATCTTGATAGCCTTGAATTGATTTACTGAAATTACCACTTAATGCATCTTTTACACCAGACATATTTGAAGTAACTTCAACACCATCTAACTGTAAGTCAACAGATGCTTTCAAAGCATTATAGTCTTTAAGTTTCTTGTTTATCTCATCATATTTTTCTGAGATTTTCTCTAATGTCTCATAGTCTTGATTTGATAAAGCAATTACTGCATCAGCCTTTAAGTCAGCTAATTGAGATTTAAGATCTTTTTCTATCTTATCAAGCTTTTCTTTATTTGTCTTAACATCAACTTCAAGACCTAATTTAACTTTGATACCTTGAACATTCTCTTTTGCTTTCTTAAGATTCTCTTTAATCTTATTTATCAATTCAGTATCATTGATGTCTGCTTGCTTCAATGCTTGTTCCCATGTCTTAACTTCTTCTTCAGCTTGTTCTAATGAGTTTTCATGTATGATTTTCTTTGTCTCTTTAGCTCCTGACTTACGTGCTGCATTCTTTTTCTTGTTGCCTTTTTCTATTCCCTTTACACCAGCATTAGCAAGAGCTTCTTCACCTTGTTTTGTTGTAGCAGCCATTTCTTGATACAACTGACGTATCTTCTTATCTGCTTCAGCCATTCTTTGAACTTTTGCTTGGTCAGCATCAATTGTAAGACGGTCACGGCCTAATCCTAATGCACCACCACCATGATGACGTTTTGCACCAGCTGCTTGTCTATTTGAACCATGAGACTCCAATTCAGCATCAGTAATTGTATTATCATTTCTGTGTTCTTCAAGCCATTGTACATCTTCGAGAGCTTGTCTGTATATTTCTGTTGCTTGTGCAGCCATTGCAGCAGCCTTTGCTCTCTTCATAAATGATTCCATTACAGCAGCTGAATTAGAGATAAGTGCATTTTCAGCATCTTCAACTGTATTTATCTGAATGCCTAAATTTTCAAATTCATCTTGGTTGTCTTTAATCCACTGTAATTTCTCACCTTCAGAACGTAAGTTCTTCCATTCTTCCTGTAATCTTATGTATTTAGGAATTGTATCTTCTAATGAACTATTCAAAGTATCATAATATGCCTTATGTACCTTTTCTGAATTCTCTGCTATTCTTTGTTCTGCTTCTTCTTCATCTGCTGACTTGTGAGTAAATGCAATGAATGTACCCAAAGCAGCAACAACACCAACAATAGCCATAGTCAATAATACATAAGGATTAGCATATGCTACTGTATTGAATGCTGCTTGTGCTACAGTTGCTGCTTTTGTCATTACTACACCCTTGCCTTCGGCTGCTGTCTTAAGATTTGTTGCAGCAGTTGCAGCTAATGTCTGTACTTTTGACACAGCCATCATTGTATTTGACTGCATCTGTAAAGCATTCTGTAATTTAGTAACCGCACCTAATGCAGATTGAGCTGTAGTAAATGCAACAATTGCTCTTTGAGCATCTTTTTCTTCTCCAGTAAAACTTGCAATTGTACCTAATACACCAGCAGTAACATCACCCACGACACCCATTCCTTCTGCTAACATATCAAGTGTATGAGTATCAGATGCAAGGTTTCTAAGTTCTTGTTGTAAGTCACTTTGCATATCTATATAATCAGCTGCGGCCTGTTTTGCTTCATCTAACTGACGTTTCATTTCTTTACCAAAGGCAGATTGTTTTGCAGCAGCATCAAGTTTAGCATAGCTGCCTGCAAGGTTCATTACTTCCTTTTTGGCTTTACGTAGTTCTTGGTTAAAGTTGACTGTAGAGTCTTTTATTCGTCTTGTGTCTGTTTCGTATTTTTGAGCTGACTGTGATGCAGTATTCATACCTTGTACGAATCCTTCAACCTGAGCACTCAACTCAACATTAACTTTACTTGCCATTTGGTTAAACTTATCTATTTATTATTAAATAAAATAGTATCATTGAAAATTACTATATTATACCTATATACAAATAAATTTTTGCCTAAACTATGAAATTAAAAATCAATAATGAGGAAATTGAACTTGTTTATTCATTCAGAAGTGCAGTGTATTTCGAGCAGATAGCAGGACATAATCTAGACTTCACTAAAATGAGTCAAAATGACTTGATTACATTATTCTATTGTGTGGTCATTGCTTCATTACAGAAAGCAAAGAAACCAGTCATTACAATGCTTGACTTCATGGATGCAATTGATGAAAATAATGGTGAGAAATGTATAGTTGATTTTTCAAACTGGTATGTTCAGACAATTACTGCTCAATATGAAGTATTGAATAGCATGGGCGACGAAAAGAAACAAGCAAAGACAGGTAAAAAAAAGACCAACTAATATTCAACGAACTGTATAAGATATTAGTTGTATTGCATAAATCAGTAACACATGATTATTTCTTAGATGAGATGCAGATGCCAGATGTAGCAGTTGCAACTCAGTTCTTGAATTATGCAGAAGCAGCGCAGTGGGCACAGACAAGACAGATAATGCTTTGTTCATTGAAGCCGTATCTGAAGAAAAAGAACATTACAGCAGAAGAGTTCTTACCATTGCCTACTGATGAACAAGAAGAAGAAAGAGAAATAACATACGAAGCAGATCCAAAAATGGTTGAAAGCTTCTTAAAATACCAAGAAGAACAAAAGAAACGAAAGGAGAGCAATTAAGCTCTCCTTTGTTGTTTTGGTATATATACCATATAGAAAGAAATTTATCTTAACTACCTTAACACGGTTAAGGATTTTCATCATCTGCTATTAACTCGTCCACTTTGTGCATCTTTCTGTCCATTCTACTGTTTATGCGTATTTCTGCTTCAGCTACTTTCTTACGAACATATAAGTTGATGCAGAAAACACCAGAACAGAATGCAACAGCTTCACCTAAATAAGCCAATGCACCATAGCCTACATCATATTCGTGCATGAAGAATGATAAGAAACACATTACTATACCTGAAAATAAGAATATAATAGCAGTGGTATATTGGATATTTTCTTTAGCTTTTGAGTTCACTTTTCTCTTTAATTTATTTGTTTATAATATAGTACATTATAAATGTCTACATTTCATTATAGTACATTTACAATGACGTTAGATCAAGATATCTATTTTGAACTGATGTACTTGGATATCCTTCAAACATATCTTTACAGTCATAAGAATATCCTGGATATTCTTCTGTTCTACCCATAAATGCTTCTCTATTGCATTTTGTTGTTAATGAAGTACATCCATCAAACATTCTAATATAACAACCAGCAGCTAATCCATTACTATCAGGATCCCAACCAGCAGGATATACTAAAGATGTACAATCTTTGAACATATTCATAAAGCAGTTAGTATTTAGACAAACTTCATGTTCTGTTGGGAAAATACGTACATAACCAGTATCTCCAGCACGAAGACTGTTTGTTAAACCTGTACATCCTTCAAACATCTGATAATATGACCATTCTTGTAACATAGTAGCAGGCAATAATACAGGATATGTTTCACCTGACATTGAATTTCCAGTAAATGTAGTTATTCCTGTACATCCCATAAACATTCCAGTATAACTAGCACTTGTTGTATCTAATGTTGTAGCTGGAAGCTTGACTGTCTTTGTTAATGAAGTACAGTTTGCAAACATAGCTCTATAACAGTCCCAACCACCAATTAATGATGTAGCAGGAAGTAAATTGTTATATTGAGTATCAGTTAATACAAGATTCTTACAACCAGAGAACATTTCTGCATAACAACTATGATACATCTGTGTTGCAGGTAAACTATTCTGAGATATCTGTATAATTGAACTATTCTTGAACATATTCATATAGCATCCATAAGCTAATGTTGTTACATTCAATGTAGGAGTAGACAATATCTTAGTACCTTCAAACATACCCAAATAACATCCTTCTGCTAATGTTGTACCAGACAATACAGGCGCAGTCTTTAACTGACTATTCTTGAACATGTCCTTATAGCAGTATAATGTCATTGTAGTAGCAGGCAATTCAGGAGCTCTATTTATGTTACTTCCTTCAAACATACCTTCATAGCAGTTTCTTGTCAATGTTGTAGCAGGCAAGTATAATTCATTTGCTCTTACTAATTTACTAAATGTATTTGCTGTTGTATATGCTTGTCCATTGAATAAATACTTAAACTGATAATCTGATTTCAAAGTTGTTTTATTTGTAAAATTATCTTCCCATATCAATGACATAACATTACCTCTTACATAATAGTCTTTAGAGCAGCCTATTGCATAATTCCAATGATCTGATTTTATACTAACTGAACCGTTATTTAATGTTAAGTACATATAATAACTATCATCATTTACAGTATGATAAACTGTATCAAGTGTGTTCCATGTAGTACCATAGTCTGTAGAATAACTAATTCCTGTAGATGTTGTACCACCTCTTAATTCAAAATATACATTACATGGATATTCTATTGGATTTATATTGAAATATGCTGTACTCCAGTCATCAGGTTCAGTCCAACCGATAGGTATACCATTAACACTGTCTACTAACCAGTTATGCATATTTTGATCTTTAACGAATGTACCAGAACTAGCTACATTTTGTACCCAGCCAGTTGTACAGTTTGATGCACTAATATCTGTTGCAAGACATTTAATATAACTGAGCGATGTACAATCACGAAACATATATGAATAACCAAAATATGTTAATGTTGTAGCAGGCAATTCTGGGGCTGTAGTCAATGATGTACAACCATTAAACATACTTGAATAACAGTAATCTGCTAATGTTGTAGCAGGCAATTCTGGAGCTGTAGTTAATGATGTACACCCATTGAACATACCACGATAACAATAAGATTTTAATGTTGTAGCAGGTAATGCTGGAGCATATTCAAGAGATTTACAATTTCTGAACATATATTCATAGCAGTTTCTTGTCAATGTTGTAGCAGGCAGAACAGGAACGTACTTAAGATTTGTACATCCATCAAACATATATCTAAATGCATAACTATTAATATATGTTGGCATCTTTATTCTTGATGCATCAATAAGACTTGTGCATCCAGCAAACATATGTTGATATGAATTGCCTTGTACATCATTCAATACAATCTTTGGTATCATCTTAACTGATGTACATCCATAATACATATATTGATGACTGTATGTAGCAGTAGTATCTACTTGCATCTGTCTTATAACAGTCAGTGATGTACATCCTCTAAACATTCCATTACATGCAGAATTGCCAAATACTGTTGCTTCGATTTGTGGGGCTTCAATAAGATTAGTACATCCTTTGAACATACTTCTATATCCGTCAGATACTACTTGTGTATAAGGCATCATTAAATATCTGGCACTTATAAGACCAGTACAATTACCAAACAAACCTACTTCAGTTCCGTTAACATAACGATAGAATGCAGTCTTTGTACTATCATAATTCAATGATGCAATATTGCCGAATATACGGAAATTTCCTGTGGTTGCAAAATGACCAGCTAATATACCAGTACCATTTGGATTGCCACCACCTGTTGGATCTACCCATACACCACGTTCAGCTCTAAATATGATAACATCATCTGTATTAAGTGTAACACCATTAGCATTATCGAATACTTGGAATACTTCTTGGTTTATTCCTCTATAAAGAAGCTCTTCAGTGCCAGAATATGTTATAGTGTTATTGTCTGATAATGATTGTATTGTCAAGTCAGTATTATAGAAGTCAGGTACATTTACTTCTTCATAAACCCAACCTACAGGTATGCCATTTACTGAATTAATAGGTATACTTGCTAAATAATAGTCTTTAACGAATGTACCAGTTGGAGCAACATTTGCTACCCAGTTTTCCAGACAGTCAGTTGCAGATATATCTGTCGCAAGCATCTTAATATAATCTATCTTATTACAGTTAGTGAACATATCACGATAGCATCCTTCAACTAATGTTGTAGCAGGCAAAATTGGAACTTCTGGTAAATTAGTACATCCATAAAACATATTATCATAACAATGAGCTGCTAATGTAGTAGCATTAAGCATATATGTATATAAGTCTACTAATTCAGTACATCCGTTAAACATTGCACCATAACAATATGGAGTTAATGTTGTAGCAGGAAATTTCAATCTTGATATATCTGTTACTTTACTGTTCACGAATAATGCTTGGAAATTATAGCTTGTGTTTTCTGGGAAAGCAGCACCATATTGGTCTGAGTCTTTACCATAAATAAGACCCATTATGTTACCAGATGCTTTGAATTTACCATCTGATCTAAAACTACTATATCTCTGGTAATTTGTACCAAAGTCTGAATATGTATTATTCAAGCCACGAATACACATTTTTTCTCCAAAAGCTAAAGTACCTATATAAGTACCTGATCCAGTTGATGATGTAAATGTCTCCCATGTCTTACCATCATCATATGAAACTTCAATATCTAAAGTCCATTGAGGTGAACCAGTTTTGAAATAGAAGTCATTATTATCTTCTTCAGATGTAAATACTAAGTATATTTCTTCAGGATTACGTGGCCATATTTTTCTATTCTTAAAGTATAGAGCAGAAACCTGATTCTGCCCTATACGAATATCATTTGCGTCTGAAAAATTTTGTCCATTGAAACTCATATTCTAAATTGGTTTATTTATAGATTTCCGTTATATACTACATAAAGAGTATTATTAAGTGGAGAAGCAGGCATTGCTGAAACTACTTCAATTTTCATATTAGCAGTTGTAGACTGTACACAGTTTGCTAAGCTCTGATGTTGAGTCAAATAACCTGCATCGTTTGTGAATGTACTTACATTTGTTGGTTTGTCACTTAAGTCGTTGTATGAACCTGATGTTGCAACATTAGCAAGTCCAGATACATATGATGCTGACAACTTATTTGATGAATTTATTTTTTGTTGTTGATATCCAGTAGATACACCTTCCCAAACTCCAGTTGAAATACTTAATCTATTGTAGTACCATCTATCACATTGTATAGCACCAAAATTATAATAATAATTATCCTTAGCTACATAAGGCAATAACTTAATACTTGTTGTTCCATCTCTGAAATATAAGAACTTGTTTGCTGTTAATGCTGCTTCTACCTGTGCTACTGTAGTTGTATTAGTACATATGTATACTTCATTAGGTTTGTTAGTTAAGTCATTATATGAGCCGCTTGTTGCAACTGTAGCAAGATTTGGCTTGTTCTTAATATAGTCTTTAGCACCTGTATCTGTTTGTGTCCAGTCTGATTGAACAATATCCCAAGTATTTACTTTATTATTTAATGCCTGTTCTACTTGACGTATTGTTGGAATTACTTTAGCTAAATCTGAATTATCAGCTAATGGTACATAATAGTCAATGCTCTGTACATATGCAGGTTTGTCACAGTCAGTTCCAATTATAATATAGTCGTAGTCATCTGTAAATGTATATGATGGCCATTTTGCACCTGGATTTGCTTGTGAGTTAACCATCATCTCGTCTGACCATACTGTAGTACCACTATTATCTATGATAAGCATGTGTGGTGTTGATGATGGAGTTTCTTTAAGAAACAAGTCCTTAAAACGAATTCCATCTCCAGCATGTACATTATATATCTTGACATAATAATTATCATTTGCTGAATCATATGCTTGTGGGAATTCATAACCAGTCACACTATTTTTATCATATTCTCCAGATCCCCAATATAAATCGACTGGTGCCCAGAATTGGCCTACACCATGCCATGTTTCAACATCATCCCCGTGACCTAATGATTCAGTTGACAATTGAATCTTTCTGTAACTAGCTAAGAACTTATCATCTGCTTGTGTCTTTGTATAGTAGTTAGACAAATCAGTATCACCAGTCAATATGTCGCTTGCAATTTCATGGTTGAGATCATCATACCAATATAACTTCCACCAAATACCATTAGTACCTAATTGTATCTTAGTTGGGCCAGGTGTTGGAGATACATACAATGACATGTTGTAATTGCTCCATGTTGTACCATTGTCTGTTGAGTAGTATAATTCTACTAATCCATTGTCATCCCACCATTCTTCTGCTTCTTCAGTATCGTCACAGTTAGCAATTTTTGTTGCATAACTTGAACCTAATTTACCATCATGAAGTTCATTAATGTCAAATGCAATTGTACCATCTGCAAATTTAGTTGGCAATACTTCAAATGTTACACCTGTAGGTATAGTTGGCTTATTACGTAAGTCATTGTAAGAACCACTTGTAGCAACAGTAGCTAAGTCTGCTGAGTTAGCTTTAGGTGAAACTAAATTGTCTACTTCAGCCTTAGTATATGTTGTTGCTTGTGGTGCTTTACTTAAGATAGCCAAATTCTGAGTATTTTCAATTTCATCTACTTGTGTCTTAGTATAATAATTATCTAATGATTGATGTTCAGTAAGATAACCAGCATCGTTATTGAATGCTGATACATTAGTAGGCTTGTTCTTTATAAAGCTTGGTTCGCCTGTACCTGTCTCACCCCAGTCTGCTTGTACTTGGTCATTAGGAATATGTGGCTTATTAAGTAAGTCGTTATATGAACCTGATGTAGCAACAGTAGCTAAGTCTGCTGAGTTAGCTTTAGGTGAAACTAAATTGTCTACTTCAGTCTTAGTATATGTTGTTGATTTGTCAGCCTTGCCTGCAATATCAGAAGAAACAAGATAGCCTACATCATTAGTAAATGCTGATACATTAGTTGGCTTGTTCTTGATGTAATCAGGTTCTGTCATTCCAGTCTGACCCCAGTCTGCTTGTACTTGGTCATTAGGAATATGTGGCTTATTGCTTAAGTCATTATATGATCCAGATGTTGCAACTGTAGCTAAGTCTGCTGAGTTAGCTTTAGGTGAAACTAAATTGTCTACTTCAGTCTTAGTATATGTTGTTGATTTGTCAGCTTTACTTAAGATAGCCAAATTCTGTGTATTTTCATATTCATCTACTTGTGTCTTTGTGTAGTAGTTATCTAATGATTGATGTTCAGTAAGATAACCAGCATCGTTAGTAAATGCTGATACATTAGTTGGCTTGTTCTTAATGTAGTCAGGTTCAGATGTTCCAGTCTGTGCCCAGTCTGCTTGTACTTGGTCATTAGGAATATGTGGCTTGTCAGACAAATCATTATATGAACCGCTTGTTGCAACTGTAGCTAAGTCTGCTGAGTTAGCTTTAGGTGAAACTAAATTGTCTACTTCAGTCTTAGTATATGTTGTAGCTTGTGGTGCTCTAAGCAATATTGCGTTTGACAATACACTGTCCTTATTATCAACTTCAGTCTTAGTATAATAGTTATCTAATGATTGATGTTGAGTAAGATATCCAGCATCATTTGTAAATGCTGATACATTAGTAGGCTTGTTCTTTATAAAGCTTGGTTCGCCTGTACCTGTCTCACCCCAGTCAGATTGAACTTGTGCAGTAGGAATAGTTGGCTTGTTAATCAAATCATCATAGTCACCTGTTGTAGCAACTGTAGCTAAATCTGCTGAGTTAGCTTTATTTGCAATTGCTGCATCTTGAACTTGTTGCTGACTATCAATTTGTGTCTTTGTATAGTAGTTATTTAATGATGAACCTTGTCCTGCTTCAACTTCTTCGATGATTTGGTCTACTTCATTTTTAGTATAAGTATCTGATTTGTCTGCTTTACCTGCAATATCAGATGAAACAAGATAGCCTGCGTCATTTGTAAATGCTGATACATTAGTTGGAACTGTTGGAATAGTTGGCTTATTCTTGATGTAGTCAGGTTCGTTTATGCCTGTCTGGTTCCAGTCAGATTGTACTTGCATTGCAGGAATGTCTGGCTTATCTGTCAAGTCATTATATGAACCACTTGTTGCAACTGTAGCTAAGTCTGCTGAGTTAGCTTTAGGTGAAATTAAATTGTCTACTTCAGTCTTAGTATATGTTGTTGCTTGTGGTGCTTTTGATGCAATAACTGTATCTTGTGCTGTTTGACTTGCATCTACTTGTTCCTTTGTATAATAATTCTGTAAGTCTATGTCACCACCAATGATATCATCTATCTTTTCATCAACTTCATCTTTTGTATAAGTATCTGATTTGTCTGCTTTACCTGCAATGTCAGCTGCAACTAAATAACCTGAGTCATTAGTAAATGCAGATACATTTGTAGGAACAACAGGAATAGTTGGCTTGTTAGACAAGTCATTATAAGAACCACTTGTTGCAACTGTAGCTAAGTCTGCTGAGTTTGCTTTTAATGGCATTGCAGCTTCTAATGCAGTTACATCAGCATCAATTGCTTGTTCTGCTGCTTGTGCACGAGTTTCTTCAGCAGCAATTCTCTGAGTAAGTCCAGATATATCACCACCTGCTGCTGCTTCTAATGCATCAATTTGGTCTTGAAGACCTTGTTCTGCACCTTGTGCTCTTGTTGCTTCATTAGAAATAGCTGTTGCATTTGCTTCTTCAGCACCAGTTGCACGAGTAACTTCAGATGCGATTGCATTTGCATTTGCTTGTTCTGCTGCTTTAGCACGAGTCTCTTCAGCATCAATATTGTCTTGTAATGTTGATTCTGCACCTTGTGCTCTGCTTGTTTCAGTAGAAATAGCTGTTGCATTTGCTTGTTCTGCTGCTTTTGCACGAGTCTGTTCAGCATCAATATTGTCTTGTAATGTTGATTCTGCACCTTGTGCTCTGCTTGTTTCAGTAGAAATAGCTGTTGCATTTGCTTGTTCTGCTGCTTTAGCACGAGTTTCTTCAGCATCAATATTTTCTTGTAATGTTGATTCTGCACCTTGTGCTCTGCTTGTTTCAGTAGAAATAGCTGTTGCATTTGCTTGTTCTGCTGCTTGCGCTCTTGTTGTTTCTGTTGTAATAGCACTTGAATTTGCATCAATGTCATCTTGCAAGTCACCTTCTGCTGCTTGTGCTCTTGTCTCTTCAGCAGCAATTCTTGCAGTAATTTGTACTAATGAACCTTCTGTTGAACCAGATAAAGTATCAATAGCATCTGAAAGTGCTTGTTCTGCTGCTTTAGCACGAGTCTGTTCAGCATCAATATTGTCTTGTAATGTTGATTCTGCACCTTGTGCACGAGTACGTTCTGCTGCTAATTTTGCTTCAATGTCAGCTTCATTAGCATCAACTTTGTTATCTAATGCTGCAATTGCTTCATCTTGTGCTGCTTGACTTGCATCTACTTGTTCCTTTGTATAGTAGTCTGATAAGTCTACGTGAATTTCAAAACCTACACGGGCGTTAATGTCAAAATTCTTAGGTGTTAAGTTGTCATCAAGGTTCTGTGCAGATGTATTGTCCACAATAGAGAACATTTCCTTTCCCTTTGCTTTCCATCTCCATGCATAACCTGATCCGTCAACTCCTTTTACTTCAACTCCGTATGCTGCTCCACTATGCAAATAATTACCATGTACAGGACATAAAAGTACATTTGTAGTACCTGGAACGATTTCATATTCCAATGGTATTACGATCTGGTCTTTTTCACATATAAGAGCAACATGAATCTCAGAACATTCTGTTAAATCAAAAGAATCCCAAATAGTCTCACCACTTACGTAGTCTCTTGGAGCCTCTACTGTTATCTGTAACTTAAAGTCGTTACCTCTAACGATACGTGCGTTACTGTATGTCATTGTTTACTCGAATATATTTATAATAATATAGTATTAAGACAAAAAGGGTAGCTCAATTGAGCTACCCATCATAAAGTATATATAAGATTATAAATGAATGAAAGATATTCATTATGCGCTTGGATAAGTATCGAATGTCAAAGGACCTGCACCTGTGAATGTTGCACTGATAGTAGCATTATCACCTGCTGCTGCATTTACACTTAATGATGTAATATATGCTTGACCTGCTGCAAGAGCTCCACCTGCTGTCCATGCTGTTGTTGCACCTGATACTTCACCTGATTCTGGTTGAACAATACCTTTAGAAGTATAGTTTGTTACAGGAACGAAAGAAACAGTTACAGGAGTATCATCATCAAGTAATGCTTGTAATTCATCCCAGTTTTGTCCACAGAACAAGTTTTCACAAGTTACTTCCCAAGTAGTATTTTGTTTGATAACTCCTGGATAGTCACCATGGTCTTTTGAACTAACTTCAGTAGTATTTACAGTGATAGATAATGAGTGAGAAGTTGCAAAACCTAAAATTGTACCACCTACAGTTATTTGAAGTGCGCTACCCTTTACAATATCTGAATTTTTTCTTACTGTTGACATAATTAATTATGTGATATTTTTGTGTTTTTCAAATTTATTATATGTAATTTCTTATGTTTACATAATATAATATAGTACTATTCAACCATGCATTGGAATTGTAGTTCCTCTACAAATGCATCGTTGTCTGTAGTATATTCAGCTACTGTAAGCAACTGAATTGGGTGTATGTAGATGTCTTCGTCTTTCCATCTATATGTTTCAAGAGCATGACGAACTGCATTAGCTAACTCAACACATTGTACATAGTCATCTGAAACACAAGAAACTGTGTAATTGACTATATTGTACCACCCTGCATTTGAAAACTCAATATCTTTATTGTATTCTACTTGTATTCCTGTTCTTGAATGAACAATAAAAGGAAATGATAAGTCTTCTGGTTGCAATAATGGAAATATCTTATGTTCGTCATTACCTATGATTTCTCTTACTTCTTGATTTTCTTCTAATATAGATTGGAAATACTGACTTATGAGTAATGAATTATCCATGTTGGTTTAGTTTGTATTTTTGTTAAATGCAGTATCTACATATTCGCAGATTACGTCTTCCATCAATTTGACTGCTGCTGACTCATTTGCTTGGACTGCTGACTTGAAGAAATTAGTTGGCTTTATGTAGCCTATGTACTTTTTCTTCTTAAGTCTAATGCCATTTCTCTTTTTCTGATAACGCTTTACAGTTCCTTCTTCAAAGAATCTTGTTCTATATGTACCACTACCTTTCTTACGGTTACCCATTGCATTGATTACAGTAGATGCACCGTCCACTTTTGAGAATCCAACAGCATCAACCATTGTATCAATGTACTTAGGATTATGTGCTGCTGCCTTTGGTACAGATGAAACCAATGATTCTCTGATTTTCTCTCTTAAGAAATATGCTGCTTTATATAATGCTCGTTTTTCTATTCTTGGCATCTGTTCGGCAACTTCTTCAAACTTGCCTTTGAAAGATCCTGTTACTTTAAGCGTAATTCCATCCATGCTATTGGAAATATGATATATTTGCCAAAATATTCATTATTCGTTTACTAATGTTGTCTTTATCTCAATATTGCCGTAATATTCATTCTTATTGATAGAAAGTATCTTGTACTTCTTACCTTCGAAAACTAAACGGTCTTTTTCTGTTACTGGAACATAAGCACGAACAACAAATGTTCTATTGATAGGATAGAGAATTTCTCCTTCAGACACAACCTGAGACTCAGAATCAAATATGACATGACAGTGAGTTGAGTACTTCGGTTCATATGAAGTACTTATTGTACCATACTTTGTCTTTGTAGTTGTCAATGCAAGTATGTCGAGTTTATGTCTTAAAAGTGCGCTGTCCATTAGTTAAATCTACGATATAATTTGAGCATCAAATATACTGCATCAGGAATCTCTTTACCATGATCTGCACTACCTCTATTGACTGCATAGAAATAGTCAACTAGCATTCTCATTGCGTGTCTGATAGTTGCAGGCATCTCTCCATATTCAGCAAATAGTTCTTGGAGATCACAGTCGAGCATTTGAGCTGTAAGATCTTCAGCAGCATCACCAATCATTGTTAAAAATTCGTCATCATCATGATAATCTGCATCGATGACACATTGTTTCTTTATTTCGTCTAAGGTTAAATACTGCATGTTAATGTCTTTTATATTTGAAAAAAGGGAGGGAGTTACTACTCCACTCCCCGAGTTGATTGAAAATCTATAATGAGTGAAGTGCCTAAACCAACTTAGGCTGACTCATTTATTCGAAGTGCCATTTAGTTTTTTCATTATTATCATATACTTTGTGTTGTCCTTTATTCTTTGGTGGATGACCATTTTGAATTATATGATATCCTTTTACTCCCTTATTCCACGGTACTTTATTTTTATGTACTGCTGACATTTTCTTAAGAGATTCTTTAGACATTGATGTTCGATATATTCCGCCTTCTTTAAGATTCAAACATTCTGGAGTATTCAAATATGGATGTATTAATTCATATTCAGCTTCATTTAATGCTTCTTGTGAATCATAAAAGGCAATTATCTCTTTGATATAATCATTAGGATATTTCTTATAATATTTCAATAATTTCTTACCACTACCTTTATATCCATCATCTAAATTATCTGTTGTATGTTGTCCGAAATAAAACTTATTCTTAAAAGAACCAGATGTGCACGTTATTTTATAAAGATATCTGTATGTCATATTTTAATTAGTGGGTTAATACTTATAATTCAATATAGTATTATTACCCACCAATTAATATTTCCGCTGAACTTGTAATTCAATCTACATTACCGAACTTGAATGCTTCTGGACGTAAGATCTTAGCATCAAAGTAAGCATTGATAACTAAACGTATGCAACCCTTTGTTGCTTGTGTGTATGGATCTACTGTGATTTCAACATCACCCCAAGAAGCAAGTGCTAAGTAATTGAAGTCACCATAAACAAATTTCTTAGTAGAAACACTAGAAGTATTAATCATTGGAGTACCGTCAATTTGATTAGCTTCAAGAACCATGCCTGTAGCATTAGTACCCTTAATCATTGAACGGAATGTAGCCTTTGCAGTGTT